ATGCTTAAAAAGCGAATAGGCGCTGCATCAACCTATGATGGTATCACCGAAGACTGGTGTGATAGAGTAGGTGCTCGATTTGCAAATGTAAAGTCTATTAAGCAAGAAGATTTAGAATTGCCCAGTGTAACGTTAGGTGATTCACATAGCATTGCGTTTAGTGATAGCGGTCATCGTGTTCTACGTAATGATGGTAAAACATTATTTGGTGCACTAAAGTCTGGACTACAATCAATGATGCGTGGTGCACAACCGAGTGATACTTTACATTTAGTTTTTGGTAGTATCGATATTCGTCATCATTTTGTACGTAACTATTACAATAAGGAAGCCTTAACTGATATTATTAAGGAATATACTAAACAAGGTTCCATGCTTAGTGATGAATATGGAGTAAAAGTTAAGTACGCGTATCCAGTACCGGTTGAGTTTGAAGGTAGACGTATACCTAAGTCTGGTTTTTTTAAAAATACTGCATTTTATGGTAGCTGGCAAGAACGTTATGATATGACAGAAATGTTTAAAGAACTCTTGTATAAGTACTCAGACGGCTCAGTCATTGCACCACCAAGTGATTGGTATACAATGGATCCTGAAAAATATGCTAAAACGTTTATGGAACACGGTTCTAGTTTTCATATAGCACCACCATTTTATAAGTGCAACAATTGGGGAGGAACAATCCTTGGCGCATAATAATCACGTAATTGACGGAATCAATAAAGACGTTGGTCCGTTATATACAACTGAAGATGCAAGGGAATATTATCTAGACCTTGCTAAAAACTGGGAAGATCCATACGGTACTCCAAAGGTTGTTACACATGACGGAGTAAGGGTTGTCAGGGATGACTATCTTGTTGGTTCTAAAGTTCGTGGAGGCGATTGTTTGATTTCCTCTTTGCCTGATCATATCGATACTATTGTTTATGTTCAGCCACGTACTGGTCTTGCTGGTGTATCATTATTAGATGTAGCTAAACGATATGGTAAGAAAGTACGTTTGTTCATGCCATCATCTAAACGTATCTCAATGCATCAAGCGTGTTGTATTGAACGAGGTGCAGAAGTATCATTCCATCGTATTGCTGCAATGCCTAATTTGAATTTAATTGCTAAGAAATGGGCCGATAAGCATCCAAATGCATTCTTCGTGCCATTAGGATTAAAGCATGAATTAGTAACAGCTGGTATCGTAAAGACAGCATCTACTATTCCTGCACCTGATGTCGTATATACTGCAACATCAACCGGTGTACTTACACGAGCACTTCAAATTGCATGGCCAAATACTGAGTTTGTTTCTGTCTGTGTATCACGTAATATGAAAAGTGGTGAGTTAGGTAGAGCTGATCCTATATCAGAACCATTAGCATTTACTGCTAGTGAAAAGACTGAACATTTACCACCATTTCCAAATATAGATACCTACGATGGTAAAGTTTGGAAGTATATACCTAAAAACAGTGATAAAGATATTCTGTTTTGGAATGTTGGTAAAGAGCCTGAACTTACAGATATGTCAATAATTGAAAATACAGATTCATATAGGGATTGGGAAAAGAATGTCAAAAAAGTGGATTAATGAAGAAGCACTGGAAGTATTAGTACACTATTACTATCCAAAAGCAAAGTGGCTACAGCTAAACTGTAACTGGGGTAAACTAGACTATTTAGGTCCAGAAGCAGATAAAGAAGTAAATGATCCACTAATGCAATATATCGATATTTACGATTGTTTTACCCGTGATGCTGCAGGTTTTTCTAATGTACTTCAAGATCTGAAATATAGAAGTGATACGCCAAAGCGTCATCATCAGATTAAAAACCAATCGTTAGGTCAACCACATTTAGATTTAGTTGATAATTATATCACTGATCGCTGGGATCTTAAAACTTGGCTGTTTGTTTATTTGTGTCACCGAGCTACTGGTTCAGGTGCTTCATTTACACGTGATCATGGCTATCGAAACAACGCAGTAACACATTGGGGTGTTATGGAATCCATGGACGAAATGATGGATGATTTGAAACGTAGAAAGCAAAAAGGTATTTCTACATTTACTTCTATTGGTAACCAACCTCCATCACCACGTAAAGGTGTAAGTGTAATCGATTATCTTACAAATGAACTTCCATCATTACTTGATCGTTTAATTGACTGGTTGCATAGCGGACAGAAAAAGACTCATAAGCAAGTTGTAGATTACTTGAATGAATATAATGTAAAAGAAGGTCATAAGCGTTTTAACTTTGTTTATGCAGCATTTTCATATGACTTAGGTGACTATCATAAAGACTTAGTTGATGATATGTCCCATGGTTATTTTGGTAATAATGCTGTACGCTGTATGAAGTTATTATCTAAAGGTTATGATACCGATTCCTTTATGGATTTACTATGTGAACGTATGGGCGGAGCTCCACGGGATAACGAGGACGTTATGTGTGACTTTGTTCGGTTCGGACAAAACTATGTTCCACGAAGCGATGATACATTTGATCATGTTCCAAGTACACTATCTAATAATTCTGGCTGGGTTTCTGGTTGGGAACAAAGGCAAGGAAAACCTACAAAAAACAGTGTACAACTCGAAGATTTTATGTTATAATATACCTATTAATAAATCGGAATATATTATATAATGAAAAAGATTACAGTTGTTGGTTCAGGTTACGTTGGCTTAGCTAACGCAACTATGCTGGCCAAAAACAATAAAGTAACTATTTTAGATATTGACGAAGCTCGTGTTGATAAAATCAATAATAGAATATCACCTATTGTTGATGCTGAAATTTCAGACTTTTTCACAAATGCTTCATTAAATCTAGTAGCTACTACAGATAAAAAAGAAGCTTACAATAATCCTGATTGGGTAATTATTGCTACTCCGACTGATTATTGTGCAGCTACTAATTCATTTGATACTAGTACCGTAGAATCATGCATTAAAGATGCTATGTTAAATCATAAGGACTGGGATATATCAGATACACGTATTGTTATTAAATCTACTATTCCAATAGGATTCTTAGATTCATTAGATAATAATCGTGTTATGTTTTCACCTGAGTTTTTACGAGAAGGCAGAGCATTACGTGATTGCTTACGACCTGAACGTATTATAATAAGTAATACCGAACAACCTGGTAAAGACTGGGCTGATCTAATGTATGACTCTATTATAATTAATTACCCAATGCCTAAAGTAATATATTGCGGTAACCGAGAAGCTGAATCTATAAAACTGTTTTCTAATGGTTATCTTGCAATGCGTGTTGCATATTTTAACGAACTAGATACGTTTGCAGAGTTTCATGATTTAAATACACAACAAATTATTGAAGGTGTTTGTGGCGATAAACGTATAGGCAATAAGTACAACAATCCAAGCTTCGGTTATGGTGGTTATTGTTTCCCTAAAGATACAAAGCAATTACTAGCTAACTATAAGCAAAACCGTATTCCTAATCGTATTATCGGATCAGTAGTTCATTCAAACGAAATACGTATGGATTGGATTGCTAATCAGATCTTACATAACAATCCATTAGTTGTCGGTATACATAGACTTATTATGAAAACTGGATCAGATAATTTTAGAACTTCTGCCATTCAAGGAATCATCGAAAGATTATCTCCTCGTGTAAAAGTTATTATATATGAACCCGGTCTTGATCTAACTGGTGAATATATGGATTGTGTAGTTGAAAACAATTTAAGTAAGTTTAAAAAATTAAGTGACGTAATTGTTACTAACCGTATGGAAAAGTCACTAAATGACGTTAAAAGTAAAGTTTACACACGAGATTTATTTGGAGATAATTAAATGAGTAATATTTTAGTGACTGGTGGTGAAGGTTTTATTGGACATAGCCTAGCTAAGTTTTTGGCTAACACTGATCGACATAATGTATTTTCCGTTGATAATCACTTTAATAAAAATAAAAATATTAAGCGTCATTCACGTATTAAATACTATACTATGGATTGTCAAGACTTACCGTTCAGTGAGCTTAATCTTATAAACTTTGATTATATTTTTCACTTAGGAGAATACTCTAGAGTTCAGCAATCGTTTAAAGATTACGATACTGTGATGGAATATAACTATCACACATTTCCAACTGTACTCAAATTTGCTAAAGACCGAAATGCTAAGTTAATCTATTCAGGATCATCAACTAAATTTGCAACATATGCCGAAGACTATATACAAAGTCCGTATGCGTATACTAAAGCACAAAATACTGAACTACTTAAAAACTTTGCAAGCTGGAATGACCTAGATTATTCTATCGTGTATTTTTATAACGTATATGGTCAAGGTGAAAATGGCCAAGGTGAGTATGCAACTGTTGTACAAAAGTATATCGATATGGTTAAAGCTGGTGCAACAAAGTTACCAGTTACTTCGCCCGGTACTCAGTTACGTAACTTTACATATATCGCTGATATTATTTCTGGTTTAGTATTTGCTGCATTCCATGGTAGCGGTGACGGATATGGTATCGGTTCACCCGAAAAATATTCAGTTCTTGATCTAGTTGAGATGCTAGGTTGTGAACCTGATATGCAGCCTAGTGCTCCAGGCAACAGAATGGATGGCGAACTAAAAACTGATAAGCTAGAAGCTTTAGGTTGGACCGCCCGTGAAACTTTAAAAAACTATATAGAGAAAACATTATGAAAGCATTAAGTTTATTATTTTTATTTTTAGTATCAGCAAACTCATCAGCTTTAGAGCCTGAATATTGGGTTATTCCATCTGATCCACAGGCTGTATGCCTAGCTAAAAATATTTACTTTGAATCAGCTAATCAATCATTTGCTGGTAAACTAGCAGTTGCGCACGTGGTTATAAATAGAACACGCGATGCACAATTCCCACATACAATCTGTGATGTTGTTTATCAGGCACGAACATATACTAACTGGAAAGGTAACGTACTTCCGGTTCGAAACATGTGCCAATTCAGCTGGTATTGTGATGGTTTATCTGATGAACCAGTTGATTCAAAAACTTGGTTAGCATCACTACATATTGCTGAATTAGTACTAAACGGTACATATCCGGATATTACTGAAGATGCATTATATTATCATGCTGACTACGTATTCCCACGTTGGGCTAACGAACTCGAATATGTTACAACCATTGACGAGCATATTTTTTACAAATAGGATTATAATTTATGAAAATGATAGGAACAAATGTCTTAGTAACTGAGACAGAAGTTGAAAAAACAACTGCGGCTGGTATCATCTTATCCAGCGAAGTTAAAAAAGGTTCTAAACCAGGCCTTGTTTTGGCTATTAGCCCAGACGCTGATGGTATCGTAAATAAAGGTGACCGTATTTTCTTAGACTGGGCCAAATCGATGCCAGTAGACGTCGAAGGTAATATGGCTGCTATAGTTGACCTCGAGCATATTAAAGCGGTACTATGAGAGTAGGAATTACTGCATCAACATTTGACCTGCTTCATGCGGGTCATGTTGTAATGCTACGAGAAGCAAAGACACAATGTGATTATTTAATTTGTGCATTGCAAAATGATCCCTCGGCCGATCGACCAGAGAAAAACAAACCTGTCCAAAGTATTGTTGAACGACAAGCACAACTTGCTGCAATCAAATATGTTGATGAAATATTAGTATATAATACAGAAGAAGAACTGACTGACATTCTTGCAATGTATCAAATTGATGTTAAGATTATGGGTGAAGAATATCGTGATAAAGACTTTAGTGGTAAAGATCTTTGTCGACAACGAGATATTGAACTATATTTCAACAAACGTGACCATCGATTTAGCACAAGTGATTTAAGATCACGGGTGTATAATGCAGAAAAATAATTGTTTACATTACACTAAAACTGTGATATAATACCTAATATATTATAAAAGGAGAAGAAATGCCAAGTGTAAATTTAAGGCCTAAGCCTAGTAAAAACAAAAAAGACCGAAAGCAACAGAAGGAAATGAACTTCGAAGTTGCTCTTCGTAAATTTAAAAAATCAGTTGAACGTGCTGGTATCTTACAAAAGGTACGAGAAAAGGAATATTATGAAAAGCCAACTTCTAAACGGAAACGTAAGAAGCAAGAGGCTGTTGCTCGATGGCGCAAAAAGGAACGTCAACTTTCACTCACAGGTTATGAACAACCACGGAGGAAACGCTAATGGGTATAATGGATAAACTAAAAAAGAATAGTAAAATCAAAGGTACTGAAGTGCTTCAAGATTCTATATTCTTTACTGAAAAAGATATGGTCAAGACTGATGTCCCTATGATTAACGTTGCTTTATCTGGCGATGTTGATGGTGGCTTAACTTCTGGTCTTACTGTACTTGCTGGTCCATCCAAACACTTTAAGACTTCATTTGCATTGCTAATGGCTAGTGCATATATGAATGAATATCCAGATGCTGTAATGCTATTCTATGATTCAGAATTTGGTTCACCACAATCTTATTTCGAGTCATTCGGTATTGATACTCAACGTGTATTGCATACACCTATTACTGATGTAGAACAGCTAAAGTTTGATGTAGTAAACCAACTAGAAAACATTGATCGTAAAGATCGTGTAATCGTTGTTATCGATTCTATTGGTAACCTCGCATCTAAGAAAGAATTAGAAGATGCTTTAAATGAAAAGTCAGTTGCTGATATGTCTCGTGCTAAGGCACTTAAAGGTTTATTCCGTATGGTTACACCTTATCTGACTATGAAGAATATTCCGCTTCTTGCTATTAATCATACGTATCAAGAAATCGGTTTGTTCCCTAAAGCTATCGTATCTGGTGGTACTGGTATTTACTATTCAGCTGATAATATCTGGATTATTGGTCGTCGTCAAAACAAGAAAGGCACTGAAATCAAAGGATATGACTTTGTTATTAATGTTGAGAAATCACGTTTTGTTAAAGAAAAGTCTAAGATTCCTGTAACTGTAAGCTGGGAAGGTGGTATCGAATCATATTCTGGTTTGCTTGAAGTTGCTCTTGCTGGTGGTTATGTTGCTAAACCATCGATGGGTTGGTATGCACGTGTTGATCGTGATAGTGGTGAAATCATGGATGGTAAAGTCCGTGAAAAAGATACTCTTAAGAAAGAATTCTGGGATCCAATTTTCGCTGATACAGATTTTGCTGAATTCCTCAAGTCGTATTATTCAATTGGTCACAAACCAATGCTTGATATTGATTTAGAAAGTAGTTTACAAGAGGAGTAAAACAGTGTATAATATAACCAATAAGGATTTTACACTAGTTGAAAATGATGGTAGTGGTGAGTTCGCAGAGTTTTATGGCGTTAAACTTACCACTGGTAAATATAAAAACATTATCGTCATTTATGGCAAAGTGTCAATTCATGAAGATGAGGAAAATGATGAAGCTAGGTTATCTTTTACCTATGCAATTCAAGATCCAGCAGATTATGATATTGAATTCTTAGAACAAGACGAAGATTTTAATAATTACTTAGGTGCTATTTTGCACTTCTTTATTGAAGATAGTATATCGAATCAAGAGGCAAAAATTGGAAATATCAAATCAACTACCGACTCACATTCTGAATCATTTACTGAATAACGAAGAATATTGTCGTAGAGTAATACCATACATCAAGAAAGAATACTTTGAGGGATCTCATCGCACAGTATTTGACATGATAGTTTCGTTTGTTGAGCAGACAAATAAACTTCCTAGTTCTAAAATATTGCAGCTTGAGTTACGAAAAATATCTGCACCAGATGAACTTTTAAATGATGCTAATCAATTGATTGGTGAAATATCAACACGTTCTGATGTTGATACAGATTATTTGATTGCAGAATCTGAGAAGTGGTGTCGTGATAGAGCTGTATATAATGCTATCATGGCTTCTATTCAAATTATCGATGGTGCTGACTCATCACAGTCTGATGGTGCAATTCCTGAGATATTGTCTAATGCTCTTGGTGTATCGTTCGATCAAGCAATTGGTCATGATTATATTGATAATTCCGATGAACGTTTTGAATTCTATAACAAAAAGGAAGATCGTATTCCGTTTGATTTAGATTACTTCAATAAAATTACAAAGGGTGGTTTACCTAACAAAACCTTAAACATTGCACTTGCAGGTACTGGTGTAGGTAAATCATTGTTTATGTGTCACTGTGCTGCTTCCATATTGCAACAAGGCAAAAACGTTTTGTATATCACTATGGAAATGGCAGAGGAACGTATTGCAGAACGTATCGATGCTAACTTAATGGATCTACCTATTGAACAATTAGGTAAAATCACAGAAGAAACATTTACTAGTAAGATTGCTAATATTGCAAAGTCATCTATCGGTAAACTTATTGTGAAAGAATATCCAACTGGTGCTGCACATACCGGTCACTTCCGTGCATTATTAAATGAACTGAAGATGAAGAAAAACTTTAGTCCAGATATTATCTACATTGACTATCTTAATATCTGTGCATCATCACGTATGAAAGGATTAGGCGGAAGTATAAATAGTTATTCGTACATCAAAGCTATAGCGGAAGAACTTCGTGGTCTTGCTGTCGAATTTAATGTACCAATCGTCTCGGCTACACAGACTACAAGGTCTGGGTATGGAAATACTGATGTCGGGCTCGAGGATACATCTGAATCATTTGGTTTGCCAGCTACCGCTGACTTAATGTTTGCTCTTATTGCAACAGAGGAACTTGAGGAACTCGGTCAGATTATGGTAAAACAATTGAAAAATCGATATAATGATCCGACCAAATACAAGCGATTTGTTGTCGGCATTGATCGTGCTCGGATGAAACTATATGATGCTGAGGAGTCGGCCCAACAGGATATAATGTCTGATCCTATACCCGACAAGCCTATTGCAACATGGGGTAATCGAGATAATCCGGATACTTTTGCTCAATTCAAAATGTAGGAGAAAACTATTATGGTAAATTGGATTAAAAACAGAATAAAAGAACGAACGTCAATAGATGGAGCATTGTTAATTGTAACATGTGGATCTATTATCTTACTAGGAGGTATCGCAACTCTATTAGCATGGCCCGGTTTAATCTGGGGAATTTATACATTGGTTCGAAAAGGATAAAATTTTATTAATGTTTAATGTAAAACTTATATCATATAGTCAGCCGCCTGAAGAGTCAGAATTAAGCAATGATCTACTTCAAATGGTTGCATATTGCGCTCGGGTATCAAATCCGAATAATCAAAATAATGAAGCAACTGCTGAGAAATTAGTGAAGTATCTAATTAAGCATAAGCATTGGTCACCATTAGAAATGGTATCTGTGTGTATGGAAATTGATACAACACGAGATATTGCTCGGCAAATCTTGCGTCACCGCTCATTTACATTCCAAGAGTTTTCACAACGTTATGCCGATCCAGCAGAGTTCGGTAATCAGTTTGTGACTCGTGAAGCACGATTGCAAGATCTTAATAATCGACAGAATAGTGTTGTCGTGGACGATAGCCAACTTCAATTAGAATGGGATCGTGAACAACGTCGAGTAATTTGGATGGCCAAACAAGTTTATGAATGGGGTATCAAAAATGGTATTGCGAAGGAACAAGCGCGAGCAGTACTACCTGAAGGCTTAACCAAATCAAGAATGTATGTCAACGGAACCCTTCGGTCATGGATCCATTATATGGATTTACGAAGCGGAAACGGTACTCAACTAGAACATGCAGAGATAGCTAAGGCTTGTGCTGAAGTTATTTACAAATTGTTCCCAGTGAATGACGTGATCTAGCAAAGAATTAAGTGCACTGTAAGGATACAAAAAAGTGCACTTTTTTTTAAAAAAAACGCAAAAAAGTGTTTACAACTCGAAATTTATGTGTTATAATTATAACATAAATTGATTGAGGAACTAAATATGTCTGAATACCTAGTAATTGAAAGCGTTGTTGACGCAGTAAATACAATGTCTAAAATGGAAGTTATCAATAAGTTAGGCTTAAAGCCTGGTATAGTATGGGAATCATACGACGAAATGCTGGCTAATGCTGACTTCGACACTTTAAGGAAAAGAGTTGTGGTTTCTATGTTCAAAGAAAACTTTGAGTCTGATGAAGCTGATTTATTAATCGAAGAATTTCAAGCTCAATAAGAGGTAAATTGATATGAGTACTGTAATGATGAAATCTGTAACTGATATAGCTGTTTATGCCATTGCTTGTTTGCTTGGTGCTGTTTGTGTTTTTGTTTTGATCGGTGTTTTAAATACTCCTGAAGTTCAGTTCAGTAATACTACTGGTGAATGTGTAAAGGTTATTAATTTCACTGCTGATGAAGTTTATTCTTGTGATAACATGCCTGCTAAATATAGTAGAGTGTGGGTTAAATAACGGTATCAGAGAATCGTAATAAAATCTCTGAGGGTAGTGGCCGAACACTCGTGAGGGAAATGAAAAAGTCCCTCAATACATTTACGGGAATTAGCACAGTCTGGTAGTGCACTCGCTTTGGGAGCGAGGGGTCGCAGGTTCGAATCCTGCATTCCCGACCAATTATTTGAAAGGTATATATTATGAATTTAGATTTAGAAATTAAAAATATCGGAAGCATCATATCTGAAGATCAGGTACGTGATTTAGTAGGAGCACCTACTGTTGAAGAATCACGTATGTGCATATGCGGCGCACAATTAGACAAATGTGGAGATGCGTACGATCATATGTCTAATGGAGTTTAAATGAAAAAACCATGGCAAATCATTAAAGAATTAGAAGCCACTAATTCAAGAACAGAAAAGGAAAAAATACTAAAACGAAACTGGCGCAATAAGGATTTCAGGCTCGGGTTACAACTTGCGCTTGATCCTATGCGTACCTATGGTATTAAACAAGTTGATAAAAAGACTGGCGATGAAGAATGGCCAGAAGTAAACTGGCATACTGTTGGTGATAGAACAGTTCCGTCCGGTCACACATATCTAACTATGCATGACTTTAAAGAAGTATTAACCATATTCTACTACAGGATATATGGATATAATCATTCTAAAGAAGTCGTAAAAGGTATGGCCGCACGTTGTGAAACGTTTGAAGAGTGGGATGACTGGTATCGTAGAATTCTGTTAAAAGATTTGAAATGTGGTATAACGGAGAAAACTGTGAACAAAGTATATGGTAAAGATTTTATTCCAACTTTTGGATGCATGCTAGCACAAGACGGCACAGAGAAAAACGAAAAATATAAAGAAGATTGTGTTGTCGAATACAAGCTAGATGGTGTTCGATGCCTTGCAGTTATTGAAAACTCTGCATGTACTTTATATTCACGAACTGGTAAGATATTTCAAAACTTTCCTCATATCAATGAAGCATTAGGCAAAGAACGCTACAATGGATTAGTATTTGACGGCGAACTAATGGGTAAAGATTTTCAACTATTAATGAAGAAAAACGGTAAAAAGCATAGTAGGAAAGAAGATCTCCACCAGATCGGAAGAGCACGAG